TTTTAGCCGCAGTTTCGGTGACTCCTAAACTTTTTGCTTCTTTAATGAAGTTACTACGATTTCCGTTTGTTTTTTCATAAAGGTTTTTGTACTGTTCAAATGTTGGTTCCGCCATACCTATAAATAGATTAACTTGGAGTTTCTAATTCAATTAAATAATTGATATAGTACCTCCTTATGTATATTGGCATAGACATAATATCACCGTATGAAAACGATCTTTTAACCAAATATAAAATCTCGTCTAATTGTCCTTTCTTATACTCCGTAGAAAGGGCGAAAAAACTCCACCCCAAAGCTAACTTCTACGTTAACAAGTTCTCCTGACGGGGCGGTTACTGATTTTACTAAATCTAAATTTGGTTTATGTTCTTTTACGAATTTTCTAAACTCTTGAGAGTCTTTGATTGGCATCTGCTCAACGAAATTGTGAATATTCATTGGGTCTCTATTACCTGCAATAGATTTAATCATCATTTCTAACTGTTTAGTGATGACAGGAGCCACACCAATACCGTTCCAACTCTCTTCAATTTTTTCAATTTCTTTAAGTTGTTTCTTTGTTAAAAATTTAAAGGTAATATCAACATTTGATTTCGGGAAGTGGAATTTAAATTCTCCCATATCATCTGGAATCAATGTGAAATCTTTAACTGATATTTCACTTAAATCCACGACAGCAGTGAATTCCTCATCTGTTTTTGGGTCTCTTAAATAAAATGTATATTCAGGACCAAATGATGTATTTCTTAAGAATATAAGGATAGCGTTTCTATCTTCATCTGATAATTCATCAATAGATAGGTCTTTATCTAATATTTTTCTTTTCAATAACTCATCAATAACCGTGTTGGTTTTAAGTAAGTTTTGTGCGGATAAAATATTCTCATCGGCGGCGGTTAAATAAGCCACTCTAACTGATTTTTTCTTATTTGCGTAATGAATACCTTTTGAAGGTAGTTCTACTACGTCGTACGCGATTGTTGGGTCTATTGCAAACTGTTCCATAGTCTTAAATTTACTTAATAACTATGTGAAAGTAAAGATTTAAAATAAAAAACCAACAACCCATTAGACAGATTTACTAATTCGGTTGTTGGCTTAATATTATTATAAAGAAAATGGTATTAGTATACTTGGATACATCTATCCATTCTCAATGTACATTGAATTGTAGCGATTGCATCGTTGTTGTAATCCAAATCACCAAAGTTTAAGTCAGTGATGAATGTACCTTGAAGAATCCACTTTTCAACCACAACTCCTGTTGGGTCTAACATTTCAAGTTCAATATCTTTCTTATATCCAGCAGCATATCCCATTCTACCTGTTACTGATTCTGCGTGTAAACGGAACCATTCCATTAAAGCTTGAGATGCTGAAGGACCAATAGGGTCTTTAAATGTAACTTGAAGAGCTTCCCAAGTAAATCTACCCGCAACATAAGTTGAAGTATTCAAGAAAGGAATCTCTACTGAGTTAATTTTAGCACTAGGTCTTTTAGCTGAAGTAACGTACCATTCGTTGATACCCAATGATGAAGGGAATCTAACAATGAATCGGTTAACTCTTTTCGGTTCAAACGGAACCGGCATTTTCATTAGTAAATCTGCCATTTTGTATTTGTTAAGTTTTTAGTTTATCTTTTCTATAAATATAAGCCAAATGGAAAATAATCTTTTTTTGGATTTTTATTACCACAAGCTTGATTATGTCAATTATTTTTCGTAGTTTTTTACTAGACTAGTTTAATAGGTTCTAGAATAAATTACTTAATTAATAAAATAATTAAAAATATTAATAATAAATACTAGAATATCTAGTTCTAGAATACTAGTATAGGTAAAAAAGTATAACTGTTATAAAAAATGGTTCCTTGTGGAACAACTACATTTTTAATAGAAAAGGGGTCCCGTAAATGGAACCCCTTTCTTTTTTATTTCTACTTTTAGATTAGATATTCTCAAATGATGCTCCTGTTGGAGTGATAATGAACTCTAAATCAATAAATTCAAGAGAACGAGTAGGTTTCACATAGATTTTACCTCTTAATGTGTTAGCATCAATATCCTCTGGGTCATTTGAAACCGTTACACGGAATTCATATAAACCTCTTTCTTTTTTGATTGATTCAAGAATTGGATTAACCAATCTTAAAAATTCATTTCTTACTTGTTCGTCATTTTGTTCAAATAACAATCTAACTGCAACTGCTGAGATTAATTTTCTAGCTCTCAATAACAATCTTCTTACGTTGATTCTATCTAAAGCAGATTCTCTAACTTGTAACGTTTTGTTACCCCAGATAATAGTACCTGTATCAGAGAAAGTTGCAATTGGGTTAATTCTGTTAGCATAAAGATCATCTCTTTCATCTAAAGTTAATTTTTTAGATGCTTTGATTGCGTTTACTAAACCTCTAGAATAACCAGCGACTGCGAACCAAGGGTAAGATACGTTATCAGTTAATGCAATGTTCTTAACAACCTCACCTGTTGGTGGGATGTATAATTGAGTTGCATTATCTGTATCTCTTACTTGAATCCAAGGCCAATATGTTGCCGAGTAGTTAGTATCTAAAGACACCGTATCAAGATTACCAATTACATCTTCAGTACTAGTCACGTTAGGTGAACCAATAATGTAAAGTGAATCAGCTCTCTCGTTTTCAACCATATCAATTGCTTGAGTAGTTAAAGAACTGTGATCGTAGAAGTTAATACCTGGAGTGGCAAATACGTTAATATCAACAGCTTCAGGGTTTGCAAATGTTTCAATACCCTGTAAGTAAGCGTAATAATCAGAATTTCCAACTGTATTACTGAATACACCGTTATTAGTTGTATGACCACTTACATATGTGTTTTTACCGAATATGTAAGCATCTCCATTAGTTCTAACATCTCTATAGATATCCCAACCATCTCTACCTCCGTATACTGCGAATGTAAATTTACGATAAGCAATACCTTCCAATAATCCTTTATCTGAACCTTCTAAATCGTATGGTGTACATTTAAATGATGTTCCAGTTACAGAAGATGCGTTAGATGATAAGTGGAAACCAAATGATTCACCACTAGCATCCGCACCTTTGAATTTCAATAAATCTTTATCAAATCCAGTTTGTGAAGAAAGACCTAAAGATACTTTTCTCACTTTATCTCCGTTAGATAATACTGGTGTACCATCTGACTCGTAATAACTTACGTCTCCAGCTGAAAGATATTCAGTTTTATAAACCGCACTTCCTAAAGTTGCACCTGAGAACGCGTTATCAGTTAAGAAACCTTTGAAACCAGCAGGGAATGCATCTGTTGGGTGATTTTCGTCCATTACTAACATAATGTATTTTGAACGTAATTCATATTCACCATCAGAAGTACCCACTTTTCTTGCTACGTATCCTGGTAAATCTGGATTCATTGAACATCTTGTGAATTTTTCAAGTACTACCATATTTTCGTCGGTATCGTTGAAATCTCTTACGATTAAATCAAATTCGCCCGAATCAAGATTAATATTTTGTACCATTATTTTAACTTGGAAGTTAGCCGCTTCTCCGTCAGAAATTGTCTGTACTTGGAATAAATTAGCAACTTCACCACCACGAACTTCAGATACAACCATTGGTGATATTGTAGTATCCCATTGTTGTAAGAAATTATTACCATCAATATTATAAGCTAATGTTGGATTGATACCTCTAACTAATCCTTGTTCAAATGCGTGTTTTAATAATTTTGGATAAATTTCGTGAACATAAACTGCGTAATCATTATATGATTTGTCAAATACATCTGTACCTAATACTTTTGTAATATATTTTGAAGATGTGGTATCTAATGAACAAGTGAATGATTTAGTACCGCTATTTAATCCGTCAGTAGTCAATGTAAATTCTGAGAATACGTTAGTTCTCAAAGTACCAACACTTGAAATTGTAACTCCAGTGTTTGCAGTTACCTCGTGTGTTAATGTTTGACCAACATACTTACCTCTTGATCTCAACGCTGCAACTACAATATTATCGTAATCTGTGTTTAATGATGCTGAGTATATAAATTTAGTACCTGTGAAACCTGTACCGTTCCAAACGAAAAGGTATGAGTAAACACTGTTAATACTTCCTGATTGATTGAAGTATACGTTATACCATTCTTTATTGTTATTTGATTCATCTCTACTTGCTCCGTTTAATGGAGACGCAACCTCAGTACCACTTAATGAAGATACACTTGAATCTGGAACAAGTCCGATAACAAACCATTGATTAGTTTGTCCCGCACCGTATGATGCGAAATTATCTGTGATATAATCAGTTATTGATGTTCCATCTACAGATGTTTTACCAGAAAGTTCAGCATAAACTGTACTTCCTGTGATACCTGTTAGGGATGGGTTTAAAGTGAATCCTGTTGATGTAGGGGTTTGAGTCTTATCAACGGTGATACCACCTAATGTCTTAATACCGAATGTTTTGTAAGGTTTGTATCCTGTAAGACCCAATACTCTTGTTACGAATAATTGGTTTGACTCTTGCAAGTACGACTTAGCTACATATGGTAATTCATATTTTGGGTTACCTACACCGTCTTTTGAAGGTGAAGTTGGTCCAAAGTATGTTTTGAATTCGTCGAAACTACTTATTAGAACTGGTTCGAAGGCTGGACCCTTTAAGGTTTCACCGACTAAACCAAGAGTTGTTACCCCGACGCTTTGAGCTACGAATGTTAAATCTTTCTCTGATGTGTAGACACCTGGAGAAACAAATACTCTGTTTGAATTTGCCATCGATTAATGTTTGGTTAATATTTTTATTACTTATTCTATAAATATCTTTGTTTTTAGCAAAGATTTCCGTACTTTCTTTAAAAAGATAGTTATCTATCTTATTATATCTTTTAATATCTAATACAATGGAAAACACTCAGAAAAACGTTAAAATCAGTGATAAACACCACGAAATGTTAAAAACTTATTGTGATAAGAACGGTCTAAAAATTTATAAAGTGTTAGAAAAATGGATTGAAGACTACTGTAAACCCAAAAAGAAAGATATCTATGGTGATGATTAATACAAGTATGTTACACCTATTTTAGAACCTAAAACAGGAGTACCTTGTAATGTAACCTCATTTGATTCCGTAATTTCAAAACCGATCCCCTCATCTTCAACAAGACCATTAATGTCTAATGTTACAACACTATCAATAGTATTTTGAACACTGAATGACACCGTTGACCCATCATACGTAAAATATTCGGTGGTAACTTGAATAGGTTTTCCGTATGTATCTATAAAGACACTGTTTCTACCTTTATAATATGTGATAGTAACTGAACTACCTTCTTGAGGTGGTGTTACGAACGTAATTTTAGATGTTCCAGGGATATGGAAGTAATCCACATCTCTTTCTTGAATAAGTCCGTTGATTGTTACATTAAACAACATACCTATACTTTCACCAACACTAAACGCAGTTTGCATACCATCAGCAAGGAAAGTTGCAACTGTTATATCAATTGTCTTATTAATGTATTTCTTTTGATATCCCTTTGATTGAATAAATTCATTCATAAGGAACATTCTACTTACCGCGGGTTTAATCTCAAATTCTTCACTATCAATTAAAAGACCTAACATTGTGAACTTGTAATTTTGAATGTAGAATCTACGACCATCGATTGTATCCATCGGTGTGTTATCGTCGATAGAATCAAGTACGATTGGTATATAATTACCTTTTACGGTTGTATAGGATTGTCTTGAAGAGAATTTTTGTAGAACAATCTTATTAAAACGATTTAAATCTCTAAATTTTGTACAAACTATAGTTACTTCAAAACTAATATCTATAGCCACAGGTTGTGGCATCTTATAAATGTCAGCACCCATTTGTGAACCGTTCCAAGTTGGTACGGTAGCGTAGTTGAATGATTGTCTATC